AGCATTACAAAACCCAAGACCACCTGTACCTACAACTGCTGTTTTAATTATGTTAGATGATAATCCTTTTACAACTGTAATTCATAGTGGAGTTACTTATGTAAATGTATATTCAGTTGCTCATCAGAGAAAAACAGGAGACGTTGTTAGATTAAGAGGTTTTCCAGATGTAATAACTGCAGGGCCGGGAGGATCTAATCCAGATGATTTAAGAAATTTACAGTCTTTTAATACTATACCTACATTTGATAATGTAAGTGATTTAAGTAGTGCAGCAGGTTTTACTATTACAATAGGTAAAAAAAATTCAGATGGTTCAGTGACTACTTCACCTAATGCTACACCAACAGATATTTTAACTACACCAGAAAATTATTTCTTTATAACAAGTACAAGTAATGCTACAACAGGGGGAGTTGCTGGCGGAGGAAATGGTTGTTCAGCAGGACCAGTAACTTTAAAGGCGGTATAATATGGCATACACTTTAGCAAACTTACAATCTGACATTAGATCATACACAGAAGTAGATAGCTCTGTTTTAACAGATGCTATTTTAAATACAGTTATTAAAAATGCTGAAAATGAAATATATAGAGAAGTAGATTCAGATGTATCAAATTTCTACGCTACATCTAGTGCAGTTATTGGAAACAGATATGTGACTATTCCTTCTGATTTAAGAACAATTAGATATGTTCAATTTACCGATTCTGATGGCAAACAAACATTTTTAGATCAAAGAGATCCAAGTTTCATGGCTGAGTATTATGATACTCCAGATACAGCTAATGGGTTACCACAATATTATGCTAGTTGGGATGAGAATTTTTGGGTAGTTTCACCTACACCAGATGCGGCATATAAAATAACATTAGCTTACACTAAACAACCAATAAGTATTACAGATTCTACTCAACCCGCAGCAGCTCCAGCGTCTTTAAATGGAACATATGTTAGCAATAAGTATCAAGATATGCTTTTATATTGTTGTTTAAAAAATGCATATGGGTACTTGAAAGGACCGGCAGATCTGTTACAATACTACAACACAGCTTTTAGAACTGCGATGGCATCCTATGGTGTCGAACAACAAGGTAGAAGAAGAAGAGGCGAATATGACGATGGTGTTATTCGTACTCCGATTAAATCAGACTCACCATCAACTTATTAATTAAGGAGAAAACAACATGGCAAATACAGTACCTTCCTCTTTTGGAATATCTTTACTATCTGGTCATCATGATTTTGCAACTGGTGGGAATGCTTACAAATTAGCTTTGTACACAACTAGTCCTTACGATGTCAACAGCACTGTCTTTATAGGTGGAACTGGAAACGGAGAAGTGAATCCTGCTAACAATTCAAATTATGTTGCAGGGGGTAATGCACTTACATCTCAAGCAGTAGCTACAGGTGATGGAACATCTACAGGTAAATTAGTAGCAACTGTAGATTTTGCAAACACAGTATGGGGTGCGGCAACAACAGGTGCGGCAACTTTTGGTGCTGCGTTTGGAGCAATTTATAACACGACTAGCGTAGACGGAACAGCAAACAGATTAGTAGTAGTATTAGACTTTGGTGGAACTAAAACAGCAACGGCTGGCGACTTTACAGTTGCTTACCCAGATCCAACAACAGGATCACCTGCTGGTTCAGCGGCTATCATAAGTTTAAACGCTAATTAAAAATAGGAAAAAAATATGGCGTTGGTTTTAAACGACAGAGTAAAAGTAAATAGTACGGCCACTGGAAACAGTCAAACTACGTTTGCAATTAATACTGCAGCAGTCGATGGTTTCGATACTTTCAGCAATGGTATTGGTGTGGGCAATACAACTTACTATACTATTTTTAATCAAGGCACTACGGAATTTGAAGTCGGATTAGGTACTTTAAATTCTACAAGTAACTTACAAAGAACTACTATTATATCTAGTTCGAACTCAGACAATGTTGTTGATTTTGCAGCAGGTACAAAAGATGTATTCTGTACTTTACCAGCAAGCAAAGCAGTTTATCTAGATGCAAATGGTACTACAGTAAATGCCGCTGGCGCAGGTTTTGCTGTTGCAATGGCAATCGCGTTATAGGAAAAAAATATGGCACAAAACTTTAGATCACAAGGAACTCAAATAACAAACTCTGCTACTACTCTGTATACAGCAGGTGCTTTTGATGCAGTTATTGGATTGAGATTAGCCAACATAACAACAGCAGCTATCACAGTTTCAGTTTGGATAGATAATGGAGCAGTAAGATATATTGTAAAAGATCTTAGCATTCCACCAGCAAGTTCAGTAGAAATTGTACAAGGTGGTGCAAAATTTGTTATGGCTAATAACAATGTTTTAAAAGCTCAAAGTTCAGCAGCAACAAGTGCTGATGCATGGGTTAGTGTGGTACAACAAATAAGTACGTAGGAGAATAAATGAGCACAGATTACCCAAGTGGGATTTATGTAGGAAACAATCCTGGTTCACAGGAAATTTATACGCATGCCGAAGTTATTGATAATATTTTAGTAATCGAAAGTGCGGTTCTTGCAGGACCTGTAACTTTTGAAGCAACAGTGACAGTAACAGGAACGTTGGTAATTGTATAATGAGTAAATTAGAAGTAGATAAAGTAACTCCTCAATCAGGTACTACACTTACAATCGGTGATGCTGGAGATACAACTGTTATAAATGGTTTAGGTACTTTACCTGCAACTATTGGAACAGCTGCTCAAGTATTATCCGTTAATGCAGGCGCAACAGGTTTACAATATGGAACTGCTGTAACTGATCTAAGTAATTTAAATGCTACTAATTTAACAAGTGGAACTATACCAGATGCACGTTTTCCATCAACTTTACCAACAGCTAACGGACAAAATTTAACAGCAATAAATCCAACAGCAATATCAAGTGGTACTTTACCTGCATTAAATGCAGCTAACTTAACAAATTTAAATGCAACAACTTTAACAAGCGGAACTATTCCTGCAGCAAGAATTTCATCATTGCCAGCAGGTGTTGGTGGAAAAGTTTTACAAGTTGTAACAGATACTTTAACATCTGAATATACTACTGGAAGTACAAGTTTTAATGATACTGGATTAACTTTAAACATAACTCCAGCAGCAACATCAAGTAAAATTTTAATTATAGCACATTTAGGTGGAATATATTCCAACACATCAGGTAATAAAATGATTTTTACTTGTTTAAGAGGTTCAACAAATATTGGACATTCAACTATGGGTTTTGGTTTTATGGCAGGCTTTAGTGATGGTCGTGCACTTAATGGAGATGGTTTTACTTTTTTAGATTCTCCATCAACAACATCTGCAACTACTTACAAAGTTCAAGCAAGGTTAGAAAATGCAACTGGAGCCGGTCAAATTTCTCAAGAAAGTGCTACATCAACAATAACTTGTATAGAGATAGGGGCATAATATGAAAATTTTTAATGCAATAAAAAAAATAAATCCAAACGCAGATATTGCTATAAGAGGAAGTAATATTGATACTTGCGAAATTGATTGGTTAAATGGTACTGCTGAAATTTCTAAAACAGATATAAAAGCTATGATACCAACTGTTGAAACTGAAATGGCAAATGCTGAACAAGCAGCAATAGATAAAAAAACATCTGGCAAACAAAAATTATTAGATCTTGGTCTTGACGAAGACGAAGTGAAAGCGTTAATAGGAGCATAATGAGTGAAGTAAAAGTAAATAAAATTAGTCCAAGATCAGGAACTAGTATTACACTAGGGGATTCTTCTGATGTTCTTAACATACCTAATGGTGTAACTTTAAACATTAATGCAGGTGGAAGTCTTATAAATAATGGTACGGCAACAGGTTTAAGTAGCCCAGAAGTATATGGATTTAGTAAAAATGCAAGTGGACAACTACTTATAACTACTACCAATGCAGGAGCAGATAATATTAGTAAGTCTAAATATGCCTCATTTGATGACGCTTTGTTTGCTGGAACGGGTTTTGTGTGGAGTATTAACAATGATGGGGATCTAATAGCAACAATTTAGTTTACAATAAGGTAGATTATGATAAAAACGTACAAGGAGAATAAATGGCTGAAATAAATTTAGGCAATATAAAATTTAATTGGAAGGGCGCATACGCAAACGGAACGGCTTACGTTGTAGATGACGTTGTTAGTTATCTAGGATCGAGTTATGTTTGTATTTTAGCAAGCACAGGAAATGTTCCAACAAATGGAACTTATTGGAATTTAATGGCTCAAGGTGGAACGGGAGCTACATCAACTTTAACTTCAACTGGAGACATGCTTTACAGAGATGGAAGCGGACTTCAAAGATTAGCAATTGGAACAGCAGGACAAGAATTAAAAGTGAACTCTGGTGCAACTGCACCGGAATGGTATACACCAGCGGCAGCTTCTAGTGACTTTGTAAAATTATACTCTAATGAATTAACAACTGGAAATCCAAGTACTATTGATATTCAAAATTGTTTTTCAGCAACTTATGATATTTATAAATTATATTTCCAACTTTCAATAGGTACTGAA